GACCGCTTGTTCCGCTCCATTCACCAAACCCGCTTGGAGTTTTTGGGTGAAGGAACCTTCGGTGTGGTAGATACTGCCGACGGGAGCAAACGCTTGGTAGCCTAGCTGAATCACATTACCGACTGGGAAGGGTAGAATATACGGCAAGAAATTCACGCCAATATCTATGACCAACATACCCCACTTCTTGATTTGGTCAAGAACATACTGCGGTGACTTCTTGTAATCGTTGATCCTATTCTGAATCTGCTGTTTTTCCTTCTCCACTTCGGCTTCTACATCTATCATATCGGGTTCGCCGAGAGAATCCCAGTATTCTGGGAGAGTCATATCCTTCCTTGCTCCAGCCAACTCCCACATAGAAATCTGCTCACGCAGTTCTTCGCCCCACTTGATGTATGCCAGAGCCTCATCAATCTCTTGGTCGTTAATCGGATTACCAGTCTTCATTCCGTTGAGCGTCGCAGTCTTTTGGGCTACTTCTCTCTCCGTCTCCAAATCAGCATCACGAATCTTTTTTATCTGCTCATTCTTATCAAACCGAACATCTTCTTCTGCTACTCCTTTTGAGACTTCGGTATCATCCTTGCCTTTAAACGAAGGTGGCGGTGGTTTCGCATTCTCGTTGGCGACATAAGTTTCGTAGGACGCATTCAGTCGCTGATACTCGCCGAACTCGGAGATGAGGGACGCTTTGGTTTGGGGATTCACTGCGTCATTGACTCTCTCTTGCCATTCAGCGACATTATTCTTAACAACGGCAGCCCACTGGTCTTTACCCATCACATTGCGATACATCGGATCCTTTGAGACAAACTGTTCTGCCTTCTTCCAGTAGGGACTGTTCTGTAAGAGTATGAGTGACCATTTATCTCGCAACCGATGCTGTCCATCTTTCTTTCTGGATCTATTACTGAATTGGGGATCGGGCTCATATTCATTATTCAATCTGGCTTCCATCGCATTCTGCGTCTTCGCAAACTCTTCGGGCGTTTGGTTTGTATGGCGATCAACAAGGATTTTGTAATCACCAGCCCAGAACCCATTTATGAAGGCTCTCTGATCACCACTTAAACGATCATACCAAAACTGGAAATCGGCTACGGTGCCACCTTGATCAATGTTGGGACTGCCAGTCACAGAACGAGTGGAGTTCAATACCATACTATCACTCATCCCCTTATAAAATCCTAACTCGCCAAACAATTTGTAAGAGTTTAAGTCTGGTGCGTAGCTGTAAGCACCCTCCATTATTGCTGCTGCTACTTTCACCAGCCCATCCTTCTTGAACTCTTCGGTTGCTGCTGCTTGTCTCGCAGCTTGAGCTGCCTTCGCTGCTTCTTGGTCTTTAAGTGCTTGTGCCATCCTCGCTGCCTTCGCTTTTCCCTCTGCTGATGACTTTTGTGCTGCTATATTATCTGCTGCTTGTCTCGCCGCTCGTTGTGCTTCTTGCTCTCTGATTTTTGCCACTTGTTGCTCTGGAGTCATAGCATACAGTTCCTCTCGATTCCTCTTCGCATCTGCGTTGATCTCTTCGGTGTTCATACCGCCCACCAAATGATCTAGACCCGCACCCTTCAAGAGCGACTTTAACTTGCGGTCCATCCTACGGCGATCCACCATCTTATATTATCATAACGAACTATTTTAGTCCGTTATGATAAATGGCTCGGCTACACGCTCTACAACTCGCCGATCAACGGGCGATGGAGAGGCAAGGTATTCGTGAGAACCCTATTCGTCGCAATGAATATGCTCTACAAGGTGGTGCTAGTGGTGAAGCACAACAAATCAAACAAGCGATTGCTCAACTCCAAGACCAACAGCAGAACGCTACTTCGGTTCAGAGGACTATGAACGATCGGGCTATTGAGCATTTGACGAAACAGTTAGAACATCTAGAAGGTGGTGCGATGAGTGGTGGTGCTCATCCCACGCAACCTCTTGAGTTTTCTCTAGCGTCCCGTCGTGCGATGGAAGAGCATCATAACCGCACCAATCCTCATCGTAGCGGTGCTACGCCCACAATGGGCGTATCACGAGTTCGTGGCGGTCGTGCTGTGCCTTCTTCTGGTCTATCTCAATTTCGTGGTGGAAGCAATGGCGTGATTGTCGGTGGCGGTATGGGAAGCGATAGTGAGGAGAGCGACGAAGAGTGTGAGGGCGGTGCTCGTGATATGGAGATTATGGCTCGTGAGTCTGGTCGTCGTCCAGCCATCCGTTCGGGACAGAGCGACCAGCATTCGCAAGAAGCAAAAGAGATGGGTCGTCATCTCGGTCGGCATCTAATGACGATGCGTGGTGGTGGGTTCTTTGATCTGTTCACAAAGGGCATTCTAGAAGCAAGTCGGCAAGGTGAGAGTGTCGCCAAATTCACTGGTCTCCCAAACTCTAGCCCTCCTCCTATCCCCGATGCGAACGCTTCTGCTGGTCCCGATGCGGGTGCTGCTCCTCCTCCTCCTTCTGGCGGGTCTGCTCTGTTCTACCGTCAAGGCGATATGTCAAAGGATGTAGAAGAGCACCACGAGGAACACACGGCTCGTCGCTTCGGTCGCACTCATAAGGGTTCTGGAATAATGGATACTCTTCGTGGTAAAATCCAGACGGGAGATCGTCCTACGACAGATATGGGACTCAAACCGATTGGACTCAGACCGAATGAGCCGACGAACGATTTTATGTTGCCGAAGAAACCGTATATGCCGTCAACCGATAGGACGCCAACGAAAGACTTTAAGTTCGGAGATCTGAAGGGACTCAAACTGCCGACTTACAGTAAGCCATCAACCCCAACAGATCGTGCGACTGTAATCGCATCCATACCCAAGCCTCGTAAGGGCGGTGTGAATCCTAGAACCGAAGGACTGACAGACGAACAGATTCGGGCGGCGGATTATCTCAAAGACATACCAACGCTTCGTAAGGGCGGTTTCAAGTCTGGAGCGTATGAGGGTATGGGCAAACTCACGATCATTCACGGCGGAGCTCGTGCTGCTCGTGCGGCGATCGTCAAGAAGGTAATGGCAGAGCAAGGATGTTCTATGCCCGAAGCGTCCAAGTATGTGAAGGAGCACGGGCTCTACAAGGGCAGTGGAACTCGGTCAGAGACCAAGCCCAAGCGTAAGGAGAAGAATCCGTATGGACGCACTCGCACCAGCGAGATGTCGCTCGGTAAGATGAAGAAGGTCAAGAAACCCGCTCAAGCACCACCACCCGCCGAACAACCCGATGTGGGTCTTTCTCTAGATCTACCTCCTCCTCCAGTTGGACGAGGTAAGGGTCGTCGTGCTCCCGCTGGTCCTAATGACGGTCGTAGGGCTCGTGCGGCGATCGTGAAGAAGGTAATGGCGGAGCAAGGATTCAAGTCTATGATTGAAGCGTCCAAGTATGTGAAGGATCACAATCTCTATTAAAAATCCCACTCAAACAAAATCCCAGTCCAATACAAATGTCTGGCGGTCAAATGTGGGGCTTTGATTCTATCGGTGCTGTTGCGACCAAGAAACCTCACGGAGCTCGTGCTCTTCAAGAGACCTTTCCTTCCGTCTTTGCTGATACTTTTGCTACGATGGGAAGCCCACAAGCATACCTCCCAGACCAATCGCAACATCACACTCCTCTAGAACACGGCGACAGTTTCCAGTCGTCTTACCACGAACAGAAGAAGCGTGATGCCGATCGGATGGCTCACGCAAAAGTTCATTCTACTCGTATGATGAATACTCGTGCGTTCTCGTCCCATAACGGATACTACGGAATGCCCCCACCAGTTTTGGGTCAGCGTGTCTTTGCGAACGGAGATGGTGGCGTGTTCTCAATGAACTCGGCTCGTCAATCCCACAGCAGTGCTCCCTTCCACTACTCTGACGCTCACGGCGGTGGTCTGCTCGGTGGTGTTCTGCGGTCAGCCGAAGGGCAAGGATACGGCAAGGCTCGGCTTATGGATCGTATCGCTCAACTCAATGCCATTGAAGCCAACGCTGGAAACTTCACGCAAGATCCTCGTGATAAGGTTTCGGCTCCTACCAGTTCTACTACTTCCTTCGCTGCCGTCCAGCAGAAACAGAGCAGTGATACGGGAGCCCAAGCCAAGACTGAACTCATCCTACTCCTCCAAAACATCAACGACTCGCTTATGGGTGAGGAAATCGCTGCGGGAGAAGATCGGTATGGCGACATATCTGCTTTCACTTACAAGGATACGACTCGTGCTCTTGGTCTGCTCTTCCGTCTCACTCCAACTCTAGACGAATATGAACTCACAGACATCCGAGACCTTGTAAGGGATATTCTCATTAAGGTCAATAGCATCGTCGCCAATGAGGGCAGTGTATCTGTTCCCAACTACGAGGTTGCGGTGACTCTTGCTACGCTGTTTGATAAGACCTACGACTACCTTTCTGAGTTTGCTCGTCAGACCACCGAGTTCGGCACACGCACCGATGCCGAGAAACTCCAAATCTCCAAGACGCTCGTCCAGTCACTGGGCTTTGCTCGGTCTATGAGTGAGGCACGAACACAAACCCAGTCTCGTATTGTGAATGAAGCAGAGGAGAGTCGTCGTATTATGGAAGAGGATAATGAACCGATGTCGGGAGAGTTCGGAAGCACGAGCGGTTCGGGTCGTGCTGGAATGGACTTAGATCCCCAGCTTCGGTATGCGAAGCAAGACTCTTTATCCTCTGCTCGGTTCTCGTCTCTTGCTCCGACTCGTGAGGATCAGAGGGCAGAACAGATCGCTCAACAGAGCGGACTGGGAACTTTTGATGTGGATGAGCGTGGTGCTTTTGGAAACAATGCTGGACACTATTATCCTACTGGTGGTCGTGATGTAGGGTTTGTAGAAGAAGGCATTGATGGTCCTCCCCAACAACCTTTCACCGCATTACCCGAGCGTGGTCCAATGATCGCCCGAGTTTCTCGTGGTGTCGGTGCTCCCGAAGTGCGTGAAACTGTTCCCGATGTGCGTGGTCATTACGACGAGGATACTGAAGCGTTCAATGTAGAAACTCGTGGTAGTGGCAAGGCACATATAGAACTCCCCAAGACTCGTGAAGGGTTTTTGGAACTCGCCCACAAGATCAATGCGATGCCCGAGAGTGAGCGACCAACAAAGGACGGCAAGAAGATTCAAGTGTATGCGTCCTCATCTCTCGCATCTCTACGCAAGAACTTCAAGCGTCGCCTAAATATGTAATCCAATAAAATCATCTTATAGAATAATGAACAGCGACAGCAAAGAATACCCAACAAACTATCCAGCAGACGCAGTCGCTATACTGGATAGTATGTCCGTGACAAAAGGGAAAGGCGTGGAACTTGTGGGATCTATGTCTTTACGATCCCAGCAGTATGCTGGTGATTACGATGCCAACGATCTTATAAAGTTCAATTATGAGTCCGACAAGGAAGCACTAGACCATTGTGCGAAGGACTTCCGTGAAGCCATTCGCCGAACTTCTAAAATCACCAACTCTTACATCGGCGACATCAAGTGCGGTGAGGTTGTAGAATGGCGTGTGTTTGGGGAAGACACCCGAGTCCATAACGGGCAAGTGGTAGGATACAACGCCGAAACTTCCCGCTCCAAAGTCCGTGCTCTCCGCAAAGCCCAAATCATTACGCCCACCGAAGAAAAAGAAGCTCTTGCCTTACTTCCCTCCAAACCTACCCCTATTCAGTTAGTCAAGGCAAAGGACTCTATAAAGTTTCACATTGTAAGGTGGAGTGTCGCCGAAGTTCTGGAAGGAGAGAAGCGTTTGAAGGATGGGAGGACTTACACGCTCCAAGATGGGTTCTCGTCTCACGGACTCACGAAGGTAGATGTCGTGGCTTGGGTTCAGAATAACCGATACACCGAGTTTGCGATGATCTACTTCCTTTTCAACAACGACAAGGCGTTGAATCCTATGAAGTTTGATTACGAGGACTCTCTCAAGGAGAGCATACTCTACTACCAGAGCGAAGGGATGTATTTCAAGGTCTTGAAGCGTCTATTCAGTCTCGCCAAGTTCAAGGACGATAAGAAGCAGATGGAGAAACTCACAGAGGTTCTGAACAGCGATCTCGGTCGGCTGTATCACATTGTCTCGGACATCCGAACTCTCGTCTTTCTCTTGGAAGAGCAGTCCAAACTGCGGATGAGCGACATCAAGTTTGAGATAGATCAGTTCAAGGGACGGATGGCAAACATCTATGCTCTTGACCCTTTCCTCAAGAAAGAGTTCGTATTTTTGGGGTATATTTCCTCTGCCCTCAGAACCACCTCATCCAAACAACTGCTTGGAATCTTGAAGTCTATGGATAAAGCGTTGAGCGACATACTAGGAAAAGCGTCCCAAAAATTCGTAGGAGGATACCGAATCACCAAGACAGCGATGGACGGTATGTTTCCCGAATCAAGTATGTCTATGATTCCTTCACTAGTCAGCAATATACTGACTCCGTCCTACCACTACCTCGCTCAACGCCCTACCTTTGTTGAAAGGGCTGCGTCTTTGGGACTACGCCAACTCGCCGAAGACTTGATTGATAGTTATGTAGGAATAGAGCAGAAGAACCCCGCACTGACGGATACGGCAAAGGAGAAACTCAAGGCGAATTATGAGGATGATAAGCAAGGACACTCTACTGCGGTTCTACGGCAAGAGGAACGCATTATGAAAGAGACTCCTACGGTCAAGGAGTTCTACAACGAGACACTGAAAGAAGCATACGATAAGGTCTTCAAAGTTCTGGATAAGGACAAGAAGCTCACCAAGTTCTTCTTTGATTACAATCCCGACATCAATACCAAAAAGAAAGGTTTGGAAGCAAGGGCAGTGGAATGGGCGTTGGATCCAGCAAACCGTGAGTTTTGGGGAACGAAAGCTCACCCTACGCTCTCTAAAATCAATGTGGTCAGCGAGACGGAAGGCACGGAGATGATCTCGGATCGTCGCAAGAAAGCCGTAGCGTCCAAACTGCTTCCTATACTAAAAGGTAAGGTGGCAACGACCAAAGCCCGTAAGGAAGCAGAAGAGAAGGCACGAAAGGAAGCCGAAGAAAAAGCAGCGAAAGCGAAACCAGCCCCCAAGAAGAAGGGGAAGAAATCAAAGAAGGAGGAAGAAGATGAGGACGAACTTTTGCGTGTAGCCACCCAGTTGGCAGAGAGTGAGAAGGAAACCGTATCGCAACGGAACTACAAGGAGTTCACAAAAATCTTTGAAGAGGGTGCGAAGAATCTAGTAAGGCAGAACATCCAAGACCGAGCGAGTGATGAACCCGCAGACACAAAGAAATCGTTTGATGATGTGCGAGACGAAGGATACGCCAGTCTCAAAGATAGTCCGCAAAGCATAAAGAATGGAGCAAATAAGATTTTGATAGAGTATGTGAGTCCCAAATCTTCACGGGTGACTGGGTTCATAAAAGAGCAGACTGACGAAGAGCGAAAGGTGATGAGAACGAACCTTGAACAGATACTGCTGGACACCTACAAGAACTTTGATACGAAGGGTATGAAGCGAGTAATTACTCGTTATAAATGAGTTCTTTACATTTGTAAGAAGGTAAATAAAGTCAAAAAATCGGTAAGAATCCATAAGTATGATGGAGTAGCAGATACTAACCCATCATATTATATCACGGACTAGCAAATGACTTTTTGTGAAACTTTCTCATATAAGGTCAAATGCCGTCCCTCTCCTTTGATAAGGCAAAGGGAGCCCGACCCATCGCTATTGTGAAAGGCGGTGAAGAAGATGGAAGTGTGCTTTATTTACACGAGGACGACCACAAAGGAGGTCGTCGTCCCAAAGGCGAGATTCAAGCGTCCAAGTATGCTACTGAACTCCGTGAGGTCAAACCCGCCGACCGAGTTAAACTCTTGAACCGTCTTGCCGAAGCACGACACAAGGGATTGGAAGCTGATCAGCTCGTAGGCGAGACTGGTTTGGGTAAGGCTCTTTATGAGCGTATTCTCCACGACGACACCACCGACAAGAGCATCAACCTTCCCGACGATTCGCAGTTGTGTGTCCTTCCCTCACCCGATCCCAAGAAGCGTGAGGTCTTCTACATTGCTGGGTCTTCGGGTAGCGGTAAGTCCTATTTCGCCAAAGGCGTGGCTGAACTGTATCGCAAACTCCACCCAGACCGAAGCGTCTACCTCATTTCTAAACTGGACGAGGATTCTACCCTTGATAAGATGGTTCCTCCGCCCAAGCGTATCAATATCCAAACTCTCATTGACGACTACCCCGAGCTTGAAGAGTTCCAAGACTGCTGTGTGATCTTTGACGACTACGACACCTTCACTGGCGAAGCAGAAAAGGTCGTCCATAAACTAATAGATGACCTTGCTACGATGGGTCGCCACACAAACACAACGATGCTTTGCTTGTCTCACTACCTCACAAACTACAAGAAAACCCGACTCCTCCTCAACGAAGCCACGCACATCGTCGTGTATCCAATGGCTACCTCCTTCCACGCTCTATCATACCTACTCAAGACGCACATAGGAATGACCAAAGACGACTGCCGTGATTTGAAGAAGCAAGGGCGATGGGTGTGTGTCTATAAACACTATCCCCAGTTCCTCATCTCTGCCCATCACGCTCGTGTCCTCAACCAGTAAAAGTAGTCATACCTTCAAACGGAGGTGGAGGCGGTAGCATAGGCGGTGGTGGAGGAAGACGAGCTGTGGTAGGTGCGAACAGAACTCTAGATGAATACGATGGATTATCCGTCGCTGAAAAATCAGAAGGTTTCGTGGGAACTACGCTCATCGTTGTCGGTGTGTGATGTAGTTTCCTCGTCCCACGATTATTCACTACAACCGCTACGACCACTACCGTCATCAAGACTAAACAACCCATAACACTACCTATCGCAATGTAGGTAATGTTAGGCGGTGCTTCTTGTGATATAGTTTGCGGTTGAGCTACTGCCACCACACCACGAGTTCCAGTTTGCGTCCCAGTTTGCGTTAGAGTCCCAGTTTGGGTTTGGGTGGGAGAGGGAGATCCAGTGTTGGTAATTGTAAAAGTTGGAGTTTGGGTGGGAGAGGGAGATCCAGTGTTGGTGTTGGTTGGAATAGTTGTAGAAGTTGGAGTGGATGATACGCCTCGTGATCCAGTCGCAGTCCTAGTCCTTGTTCGTGTCCCAGTCCCAGTCGCAGTAAGAGTTCCAGTCCTAGTCCTTGTCGCCGTCCCAGTGCCAGTTCCAGTTCCGCTCAACGACAGAAGAGCCCGAGTCCGAGTCGGAGTCGCAGTCCAAGTCGCAGTGCGAGTGCGAGTGCGGGTCAGCGTTCCAGTCGGAGTGGGCGAAATAGCCCGAGAGCGGGTCTGTGTTCCGCTCGGAGTAAAAGCCAAAGCACGAGAACGAGTAGCAGTTGAAGAGTTGGTCGCAAACACACCTAAAACAAGGCATAAAAAAGTAAGGAACCTCATTATTATAAAGCATTGAAATAAGTTTAACCCATTAAAATCATTCCGATTTTCGGGGTTTTTTGTCCTACTACTCATTTCACAAAGTCATATACAACCTCTCTCTCTTAATTTTTCTTTGTAGGATACTTTCTCCAAACAGCATTAGGACAAAAAACTACAGAAATCGGAATTAAATAGTTGAAAGGATTATTCTCCATCAAACCCCTTGCTATTTTTACCTCCAATCTTTTATTGCTTCATTACAAATCAAATGTCCTACGCCCAGTGGAATCAATTCACGCAGTATATCGTGAATAATGAGGTTCTGTATGTTGGAAGCGTGTATCAGTGTATTCTTGCGGTCGGTCCAACTGGCACCATTCCTCCCAGCGATCCTACTCACTGGACGGATCTCGGTTCTACAGTGGGCGGTCCAACTGGTCCTACTGGTCCATCGGGCGGTCCCATAGGTCCAACTGGTCCATCGGGTGCTACGGGTGCTTCTGGTGCTACGGGTCCTCAAGGTGCTACTGGTCCCACTGGTGTTGGCTCTACTGGTCCTACGGGTGCTTCTGGTGCTACGGGTCCTCAAGGTGCTACTGGTCCCACTGGAGGTGGCGTATCGTCCATAGTAGGTGGAACTGCTATTGTTGTGGATAGCACTACGCCATCAGCACCCATAGTCGCCGTAAGGATTGCTGATAAAGGAGTCACTGGAGTGGATGGCGGACTTGTGAATACGACTTACGGCATTGCCGTCAATGCTGGAACTCAACTTGAAGTAGATGGAACTAACAAACTTTCTGTGGTCGCATTACCGAACGGCAAACACATTTGTGATGCTTCAACCACGCAAGTCATCACGATTACGGGCTTAACCACGAATGGCATCGTGAATCTAACCTATGTCCATCCCCCAGCGGGAGGTGCTGGTCAATGGTTCAAAGGATACACTCCAACGGCAAATACACTCACAATTGAGTTGGGACAAGCAGCGACAACATCGGAGTTCATTCTGTATTCTGTTGCCTCGTTATAATGGATCTTAACACACTAGCGTCGGCGGGATTATCAACGACGGCAGTGATTATACTTTACGGTCTCTACCGTTTCTGCGTAGCCATCATAGGGCATCGGTTCGTCTCGCAGTGCTGTGAGCGAGAAGTCCGAGTAGGTATTAATGTAGAAGAGTTCACACCACCATCGGAACACCCAACAAGAAGCCAAACTCATTTACATCAGCATCTCCATTCGGTGGGTTTCCCAAGCCGTAATGATCTCGGCGTATCGCATTCAGAACCTCTGTTGCTCCATCGCCGAGAAAGTCAAGTAAGTATTGATATGCCCCAGCACGAACAAGATGGGGAGGAAACGATCTCTCTCGCATCAACTGGGTCATCCACCGTTCAACCCAGCATACGAGAGGCTCACTGACAGACCCCGCCGAACAATCTAGAAGCATACGAACATCACTCTTCGTAAGACGAGGAATCTTCTTTGGTTTCTCCTCTTTCGGTTCTTTTGGTTCCTTCGGCTTCTTTTGATCCTTTCCAAAGGGCGAACCCCATATATTCTTGGTCATTTATAATGACTCAAGTAGAAGAAGTCCAAGAATACTCGCTGTCTGACGATGACATTCGTCATCTGCTAGGGAATGACATCTCGCTGATGACTTATCCCCAACTCGCCCGAAAGCGGTCGCTTCTAGACTGCTTTGATTCCAAAGGTCGCTGTATTATTCTATTCCTTACCCAAGACGAACACACTGGACACTGGTGCTGTATGTTTCGCACGAAGAAAGGGATAGAGTTCTTTGATCCATACGGCGACCATCCCGAAGAGCAGTTGGATGAGATTCCTCGTTCTCGTCTAGAACAACTGGACGAGGATCAACCTTACCTCACCAACCTTATGCGACGGAGCGGTATTCCGATCTACTACAACACCCACGCCTTCCAAGAAGAGAGCGGTGATATTAACACTTGTGGTCGCCACTGCGTCGCTCGGCTTATGTTCAAGGACAAAACACTCCGCCAATACAAGTCAATCATAGACAAGTCGGGGATGTCTCCCGATAAGTTTGTGAGCGGTCTGACCTACATAGGAATTAAGAAATAAGCGGTGAAACAAAATCCCAGTCTATCACAAATGAACCGCCAGATAGCATCCGTAAAGTTCGTAGGCGGAACGGATATGGATCCCGACTATGTGTATTACAATGCCGACATTGTGAATAACACGACGGACGATCAGACCTCAACGGGCGATGCGATCCAAGACCCGAACATCGTGTTCAACGAGACTCGTGACTTCCCCATCATCAGCGACATCTCCAAATACAACTTCTCCATCGTGCGATTCACGATGAACGGAGCCAACTTGGACTTACCGCTGTTCATCCCAACCATTCGCACGGGAACTGGTCAAGTCAATGTGAATCTTTCAACCTACGGACTGGCGGTTCCTTACCAGCAGACGATTTATCAAACAACACCACCCGTAGTGGCGGCTTGGAATCCAGCGACTACCTACGCAGATAATGATTATGTATCCTATTTTAGTGCGATTAATGGACTCATCTCATACGCCCAGTCTATTTTTGTAGGTAGCAACATAGGAAACAACCCCGATCCAGCAATCAATCCTAACTGGGCAACATACTGGACTCAACTCCCGATTGCTCCTACTGCTACAACTGTGACACTCGCTGTTCTGCCTCCTACTCGCTTTGTGATCTATTCTCCCCAAGATAAGAATCCTATCGTCTCACCTCTTCCCCAGACTCTTGCGAACGACAACTTCAAGGGGTTCTACTCTGGAGCAACGACATACACGAAGGGTCAGATCGTATCTTCTACTCCTCTGAATACGGTCGTAAGCCAGAACACCTTTGATGGTCCGTTCTTTGAAGCCACCCAAACCACGACGGGCAATGCTCCGAGCAACACCTCTGCGTTCTGGCGACCCATCGGAGACCAAAAAGGTCGTCAACAAGACCTTGCGACGGGATACTACTATGTCTATACTTACCAGCGGTGGATGAACCTCATCAATCTCACGATCTTTAACCCAGCGGATCTTCCTAACAACGCTACTCTGCTAGGTCGGGCAGCATCTACTTGTGCGATCTGCGACACCTACTATGCCTTCCACGATGCGTGGGTCCAGAACGGCACACTGGGAGCGTTCCCTTACGCTTCACTAACCGCCTTCTTGAACGCCACTGCCCAGCCTCCTCAGCTGACCTACGATGGTGGATCCCAGCGTTTCACGATCGCCTTTGATAGCGACGGTTATGGGTCTCGTCTCACTTCCTTCACTCCATCAACAAGTCTAGGCGGTTTCGCCACGCCTCCCCAATTCAAACTCTTTATGAACACGAATATGTATAACCTATTCGCTAACTTTGACTTCCTCTATTGGAACACACGATCACCCGCTCTCGGTCCGTATGCGGGTATTCCAGCCCCATCGGGGTATGTGTATGAGATCCTTGTGCCGAACAAGTATTACACGGATGTCCAAGATTACCGCCTCTCACCTTACAGCGGAACGCCTCCTCTTGGCTTTGTGCCTTCTGGAACTGGAAACCCAGCATCCAATCCAGTCAGCGTCCTCAACGAGCAGAAGGTCTATTGGACGGTCACGCAAGAGACACCTTCTACCGACACTCTGTGGTCTCCCATCTCCTCTATCGTGTTCTCGTCAGCCTTGATGCCCGTGAATCCCGAAGAGAACTCCGCTCCAGTCATCATCGGTCAAGGCAATGTAGGAAACTCACAAGCCACCGCAAAGGCAGCCTTCACCCGTGTCATCACGGATCTCGCTTTGGCGATGGAACGGGGTGCTGCCTCTTGGAAGTCTTTCATCTACTATGTGCCGTCCGCCCAGTATCGTCTATCCGACTTCTTGGCATCTCACCAGCCTCTCTCTGGCGTGGATGTCCAAGTGTTCTGGAGGCATCGTCTCAATAACCAGCTCTACCCTATCTCAATGACGAACTTGTCGTCTGTCTCCTTCAAGATGATGTTTCGGAAGAAGGGACTACCCGACAAGGGAGAACCCGACTTTGATTGAGATGCGTCCCCTAAAACTTTCTGTAGATAGAACATAAACCAAATGAGTGCCGACATTGAGAAGTTGGCTGTATTTGATTCTCGTATCGTCCAGAATCGCCCCAAGTATGCGGTCCAGAAGGGAGCCCTCAGCTTAACCAATGCTCCGTTCAACGCCATCTCGGCGACCTCGTCCCAGCACACCTACAACATCTATGTGCCGTCTGAAAATGTTTTTGTGGACCGTGCCGTAGAGTGGACTTCTACTTGCTACCTCTCGCAGACGGTCACCTTCACGAGCGATGCCCAGACCAAGTATCTAGTTCTCGGAAACGCTGGTCTGCCTCTCTGGGTTCCCTCAGTGGACTGGTCTCTCCCAGCTTTCCCGCTCAACTCGCTCTGCTCTACGCTGACGGCGACGATCAACGACACCACGAGCGTCATCAACTCCCAAGATGTGCTCAAGGAGGTTCTCCGTCTAACGGACTACAAGAAGAATCGTATCCAGCGGACTTGCCCGACGATGCTGGATAAGTATCAGTGCTACGACGACGGCTACGGTGCGACGAACTCGCCTATCTCGGGCTACTCATCGCTACTGGACTACGCCGAGCCCCAGAATGGTCAGTTCGGTCAAGTCGCCTTCACGGCTGCCGATGGTTCAGCCCTCATTGATGGAAACTACTACAACTCGGCTGGTGCGTCACTCGGCACTGTCCAGCCAGTTGCCCAGACGGCTGGTGTCTACCAAGCCATTAACGGTGTGCCTTGCCTAGCGGTCACGACTGGTCTAACGCCCAACCTTCCTTGCTTGGGTCCCTTCACCTTCTTCTTCAAGTTCACCAGCACGGAGAAGCTCGTCCTCTCACCCTTCACCTTCTCAGATGTCCACGAGTGGGATACGGGTCTGTTCGGAATCAACAACATCCAGCTGATTATGAACTTACAGTCCGCCCCGACTCGCCTCGTGCGTTCCAGCGGTATGCGTTTCGCTACACAAGCAACTGCCCAAGCAGTCGGTGCTTCCCAGAAAGTCATCACTGGTGTCTCCAGCGTAGTTGTCGCCTACAATACGACGGTCACGGGTTCCTTCGCAAACTCGGTGGTCAATGTCCAATTTTTGACCCCAAGTCTAGATGTTCCACTGCCGCCCAAGTCAGTGGTTCCTTACCTTGAATTTCCACGATACATCACCAACTACAGCGGTCAGTCTATTACTCCTAACACCGTCGCACAGATCCAGTCGCAAACTATAACTCTGCCTCAAATTCCAGACCTACTCATCATCTATGTCAAGAACGGTCTAACTGCGACGAACTTCGGTGACTCGTATCTGCCTCTAGCGTCTCGTTATTTCGGTGGTGTCGCCAATCCCCTATCAGTCAACTTTGACAACTTCTCGGGTCTACTCTCTTCCCAGACGACCGAGCAACTGTATGCGATGTCTATCAAGAACGGTCTAGATATGGACTGGAGCACCTTCACTGGCGGAGCGTATGTCGGTCAAGCCCAAGTGCCGACGGGCATTCCAGTTCTGGGCACGACAGTCCTTGTATCAACTAATACTAATACGGCGACTGGCACTACGGCGGTCACGCTGGGCGGTTCCGTGCCGTCCTTCTCTGCGGTCGCTGGTCTCGGCAAGGGTATTGTCCCGACGGTCGGTTCTATCCTCGTCCTCAAGCCCAGCCAAGACATTACTCTACAAACGGGTCAAGCACCCAGTCTCGTAAAGGGAGGTTTCTCCTACTGCGAGTGTGCCTATTAATAAGTAGGTGCTCATACACGATATGCGTGAAGTTCCCAAAGTCAATCCTACCACCCTACCGACGAAAGTTGGATAGGG